CCCCCCGCCCCCCCCCGCGACGGTTGGCCCTGGGTTGGGGGGTGCGGGGGGGGGGAGCGGGCCGGAACCGGCTTTTTCAAACCCACTCTGGAGCCAGTAAATTATGTAATCTAAAGAGAGTCTTTACCTTGTTGGGCGCAGGAGGAAGGGACAAAGTCAGGAAAGAATAGTCGCCCATCGTGCCCATCGCCTCCGCCCAGTCCATTGTTCCTGATCGCGATCCCGTGATGCCCCCGGATGCGATCTGCCGGATCGACCGCCTGACGCATGTCGCGCGGGCATTGAGCCAGGAGGCGCAGACGATCCAGGCCAATCTGGCCAATGCGGAGCGCCGGTTCCAGGCGACCTTCCTGCACGCGCCGGTCGGCATTGCCCATGTCGCGCTCGACGGCAGTTTCCTGACGGCCAATCCCCGTTTCGAGGAGATTACCGGATATCCCGCCGCGATGCTGATGCGGCTGGGTTTCCAGCAGATCACCCATCCCGATGATCTGGATGCCGATGTCGCGCTGCTCGGCCGGCTGCACCGGGGCGAGTTGCAGCGCTATACGCTGGAGAAGCGCTATATTCGTGCGGACGCATCGCTGATCTGGATCAACCTGACCGTGGCGCTGGTTCGCGATGAGCGGGATGAGCCGGAATTCTATGTCGCCGTGGTCGAGGATCTGTCGGAGATGCGGCAGGCCCATTTCGATGCGATCCATGATCCGCTGACCGGCCTGCTCAACCGCCGTGGCTTCGTGGTGCGGGCGCGGGCCTTGCTGCGGCAGGCAGCCGAGGCGCATCGCGCCGTCAGCCTGATCTATCTCGACCTCGACGGGTTCAAACAGCTCAATGACAGTCTCGGACATAGCGCTGGGGATCGCTGCCTGGTCGATGTGGCGCGGCTGATTGAGGATATGCTCGCCACTCGCCATGTCGTGGCGCGGATGGGCGGCGACGAGTTCGTGCTGCTGGTCGACGAGGAAGGCACGGATCTGGGCGAGGCGCTGCGCGTCGGATTGATGAAACTGGGCGGCGCACATGGCGGTGTCAGCGGCAGCTTTGGCCTGGTGACCTTGATCCCCGACGATGACACCGAACTGGACAGCATCGTGGCGCGCGCGGACGAGGCGATGCTGGCGGCCAAGCGCGCCGGCAAGAATCAGCTGGTGACCACCGCGCTGCTATAATCGGCGCGCACGAAATAGAGGCCATCGGGCGGCGCGTTGAGCGCCAGCCGGGCCCGATCGCGCGCCTCCAGCGCCGCGCGCAGATCGTCCGCGCTCCAGCGGCCCATGCCGACCATCGCGAGACAGCCGACCATCGAGCGGACCTGATGATGGAGGAAGGATCGCGCCTCCGCCCGGATGGCGATGCGATCGCCTTCACGCGAGACATTCAGCATCGCCAGCGACTTCAGCGGACTGGCCGCCTGGCAATGGACCGAGCGGAAGGTGGTGAAGTCGTGATGGCCCACCAGGATCTGCGCCGCATCGTGCATGGCGTCGGCGTCGAGCGGCTGGATCACCCGCCAGGCAAGCCCTGATTCCAGGGTCAGTGGCGCGCGGCGATTGGCGATGCGGTAGATATAGGCGCGGCCGGTGCAGCTGAAACGGGCATGCCAGTCTGGCGCGACTTCCTCACAGGCGAGGATCGCGACCGGATGGGGCCGCAGCTTCGCATTGATCGCCTCCATCAGGCGAAAGGGCGTCAGCGGTTTTTCGACATCGGCATGGGCCCGCATGGCCAGGCCATGGACGCCGGCATCGGTGCGGCCGGCAGCGTGCAGGATCGCGCGCTCGCCGGTGACGGCATGGATCGCATCCTCGATCGCCTGCTGGACGCTGGGGCCATGGGCCTGACGCTGCCAGCCCATATAGGGGCGGCCGTCAAATTCGACGGTGAAGGCGAAACGGGCCATCGGATCAGGCGTCGACCCGGCTGCCGGTGGGCATGTCGAAGCCGCGCAGCAATTCGCCCGCCGACATCGCCGCCTTGCCCGCGCGCTGGATCAGCGTCGGACGGATCGCGCCATGGCCACAGCCGATCAGCAGGCTGTGGTCGAGCAGTTCGCCCGCCGGCCCGGCATGATCCTCGACCGTGGCGGCGAGGATGCGGAAGCGTTCGCCGTCATATTCGAAGAAGGCGCCGGGGAAGGGGTTGAAGGCGCGGATCTGCCGTTCGACCTGATGCGCGTCGCGGCTGAAATCGATCCGTGCCTCCGCCTTGTCGATCTTGGCGGCATAGGTGACGCCCTCTTCAGGCTGGACCACTGGCGGATGGCCGGCAAGATCGTCCAGCACATCGACCATCAGGTCGGCACCGGCCTGCGCCAGTTCCTGCGTCAATTCGCCGGCCGTCTTGTCCGCGACCGGGGTGACATGCTTGGCGCGCATCGGCCCGGTGTCGAGCCCGGCCTCCATGTCCATGATGGTGACGCCGGTGACATTGTCGCCGGACAGGATGGCGCGCTGCACCGGCGCGGCACCGCGCCAGCGCGGCAGCAGCGAGCCATGGATATTGAGACAGCCATGGCGCGGCATCGCCAGGATCGCACGCGGCAGGATCAGGCCATAGGCGGCAACCACCGCGACATCGGCGTCGAGCGCGGCAAATTCGGCCTGCACTGCCTCGTCCTTGAGCGAAACCGGCGTGCGCACCTCGATACCCAGTTGCTCGGCGCGGGCCTGCACCGGGGAGGGGCGCAGCGCCTTGCCACGGCCGGCCGGACGGGGCGGCTGGCTATAGACGGCGACGATG